AGACGAGTAGGAACCGACGATCGCGGCTGCCTTGTCGGTCACGACCTTGAAGATGTTCTTTGCCGCCGAGGTGATCTTGCTGGGCAGCGTCTTGACGAAGTCCACGACGTCGGTGAAGTGAGTGACAACGAGACCGAGCGGACTCCACTTGAAGATCTTCTGAAGCGTGGGCCACAACGTGTCCGTGAAGAACTTGGACACGTTAGACATCGCGGTCTTGATCGCCCCGAACGCGGTCGTGAAGATCGCCTGACCGATCTTGGTCTTCGTGAAGAACAGGACCAGGCCGGCGACGAGTGCCGCAATCGCGATAACGATGATCCCGATCGGGTTTGCGTCCATCGCCGCGTTCAGAAGCCACTGGGCACCGGCGCTGACCTTCTTCGCAGCCGCCGAATAGGTCTCTGCCTTCGTGAGCGCCATGACCGCACCCTTGGCCTTGGCAAGAAGTTTCCCGCCGCCCTCGATCGCGGCGTTCAGAAGGTCACCGGAGTCGGCCGCAAACTGCATTGCCGAACCTGCACCGACCATCGCGTTACCGAACGGACCACCGATGGTGGAGCCCAGGCCAGACAGAGCACCTGCCGCCTGAGCACCCTTCGACGCCACGGTGTCCGCACCCTCGCCCACGCCCTCGAACGAGGCGTCGATCCTGGCCCCCGCCTTGGCCGCGTCGTCCGCCGCGTCGGAAGCCGATGAACCGACCTTGCCCATCGACTTCTCGAAGTCGCGGGAGTCCGCGAGGATCGAGATCCGCACCGGCCGACCGGCCATGTCACTTCACCTTCTTACTGATCTTCTCGTACTCGTCCCAGAACGCCTGCCGCTCTAGACGAGTGAGGTTGTCGTACTCGGACGGCGGGACGAGGAACGTGATGCAGAACTGGGCCTTGTCGTGTGCCCTCAGATCGAGAGCGCGTCGTCTTTTCCCTGCTCCGTCTCCGGCTCTTCCGGGTCGAGTTCGGGAACTTCCTCAGCGAAGTACGACTCGATCTCCTTCATCGTCACGGCCATCGCCGCGCCGTACGCGTCCGGATCACGAAGACCCTTTCGCCTCTGGTCGATGAACACGAGAGCCCGCATGAACCGGAACGGGGTCTTCCGGAGCGTGCTGACATCCTCACCGAACGACTGCCTGATCGCGATTTCATCGAACCCGTTGATGCTGCCGAACATGTCTTCGGCGGTCATCTCACTCACACTCATCCCAACCCCAACCTTTCGATAAGTTCCGCAATGCCCTCTTCGAAGAGTTCCGGTGCGCGTGTCTCCATCGCCTCATCGGCTTCCTGAAGGAACTTCCGCGCCCGGATGTTGCGCCGGGGCCACCCGTAGTTGATGGCCCCGGCGTACTTGACTCGTCCCCGTCCCGCCGTGATGACCGCCTTGCCCTTGGCCCGGTTGCCACGGATGGTGTTTGCCAGGGCACCGGTCTTGTGAGGTGCCCTTCTCGCGGCTTCTTCGGCTCCCTCGCGGGCGATTGCCGCCATCACGTCCTTCAGGTCTTCCACGTCCACACCGAGGCGCTGAAGGTCGCGCACGACCTCGCGGAACTGGTCGACCTTGACGGGCATGAGTCAGCCCTTGACCTTGTGTTCGCCCACGAACTCGATGACGTACCGGCCACCGGTCACCTTGACTTCCTGACCATTCGGAAGCGTGATGACGGCGGGGTCCGGAACGTCCACGACCTCGCCCGGCTGGCTGGCCGTCAGGACGGTCTCTTCGACCTTGCGACGAGTCATCTCAGTAGGTCCCCGTCGTGGTCATGGTCGGCTTGGCCGTGAACTTCCACTCCAAGTCGATCGTGAACTTGGCCGTGGTGGAGTCGTCCGCGCCACCACCCAGAAGCGTGCCGTCCGGCTCGGTGATGACGACGTTCCCCGAGAAGCCGGGGTTCGAGGCCGAGAGGGTCGTCCCGCCGTACGGGTTCAGGACGACTGCCGCCGTGGTCCCCGCGCTGCCCCACACCTTCGTCCAGATCGACGTTGCGTCGGCCGGGTCCTGGGTGGCCGTGAACTTCAGCGTGTACTCCCTCGCCCCACCGCTCGCGGCCTGGGCGAACGACACGAAGTCGCTGTCCGCCTTGGCGCTCTCGATGGAGCAGTTCGAGACGTCGGCGTTGTACTCGGCCGAGCCGATCTTGATCTTCAGCGACCGGGTGCCGAGAGGCGTGCTGGACATGTTCAGTTCCTTCCTTAACCCTCTCGGGTTCCAGTGATGACGACCCCAGGTACGGAGCCGGTGTCGAAGACGAGTTCGGTGGGGACAAGCGAGACGACGTGCATCTCTGCGGCGAGGGCCGACAGAAGTTCGTTGCGGATGCTGTCGATCCGCTTTTCTGCCGCCGCGATGTCCTGCACGAGCGGGATGACGACTTCCCACGTGTCCACGAAGTCACGCGGGAACTTCGAGTCCGGCGCGCTCTGTGCAAGGCGCACGTGGCCCTGACCCGGGGTCGCGACCTGCCGGAAGTACGGCGTCACCGTGATGCCGTCCACGGTCGATGCGGCGGCGGCGATGGCCTCTCGCGCGCTCACCGGACGACCAACTTCCGGTAGGGCCGTTCGAGCCGGGCGACCTCTGCGTCGATGCCGCCTACCCGGTTCGTGGACACCGCCCCGTCCGCGATGTTCGCTTGAATGCCTAGCGGCAGGTTCCGAAGCGCCAGGTTGTGCGCTACACGGCGGCACAGGGCCTCAGCGAGGTCCGCCGGGTAGGGCTCGGGCTCGTCGGGGTCCGCATCGTCCGGAAGACGGCACACCTTCACCTGAGCGACGGTCTCGGCGTCCAGGGCTGCCGTGATCTGGTCGTCCTCGAACGCGGCGGACTCGCCCAGGTACGCCTTCACGGCATCGATGTCCGGTGCGATCGGCACGGTCTTCACCACCTTCCGGAAGATGAGGACCCGGTGGAGCGCCGGGGGTCGGGTTCAGCGCTCCACCGGGCGTCTGTCAGGAGTCGGCCGTCGTGAAGTCGATCGGCAGGACGTCGCTGTCACGGGTGATCGCGGTCGCCTGGTAGCCCCAGATGCCGATCTCGACGGACTTCACCTGGTACCCGATGTCGATCCGCTTGGGCGCGCTCACCCAGGCGTAGACCGACGTCGGGACGAACAGGAACGAGCGCTTCGCGTTGCCGAGACCGGCCAGGGACCACGACGGGACGATGCGCTTGGGACCGACCTGAACCGACTCGTACGACGGCGCGAGGGAACCGTCCGCGTTCGTCGGACCGAGCGTGGGAAGGAGCGGGCGACCCGTGGTGTCCGCCGCCGCGACGAGAGCGCCGTACAGGTCATCGGCGGCGGCGAACCCCGTGAAGCGGTCACCACCCGCGACGAACTGAAGGCCCGACACCTTCGCCTTGATGGCCTTCACGAGCGCCGCGTCTGCCGTGGCCGACGCGCCCTGAAGGTTGAGTTCCGTCGTCGTGCTGGCGTTCAGGAGCGTCGCAAGGGCCGTCTCCACGCCGTTGTAGTACGACGCGACCATCTCGCCCCAGATGATCTGGTCCGTGGCGGGGTTGCCGCCCTGGTCCACGACCTCACGGTTCAGGATCGCCTTGCCGCTGATCGCGCCCGGCGTGATCGTCTGGCTCGTCGCGGTGTAACCCGCGTTCGTCGGCTCGGTGCCCTGGGTGTGCGCGCTCGTCGCGTTGCCCGTGATGCTCCCGAACTTCGGAACCGTGAACGCGGTGACGTTGTCGAGCGTCCCCTGGGTCACGAGGTTCCAGAGCGGACGGCCGTAGTGCAGCGCCGGGACGAAGAGTTCGGGACGGTTCTGAGTCGGGTTGAGGGCCGACACGTTGCCGGTCGTGACCTCGTTCGCGAAGACCTCGGTCAGGAACTTGTTGAGCCGCGTCCCCGCGTCCCCGCTGCCGAACTTCGACGCGATGATGTCGTTGAGGAAACCGTGCTCAGCCGTGCCGCCGTCGAAGCGGTACGGCAGGGCCTCGGTCACCTGGAACGACTCGCCGGCCTTGACGACCTCACGAGCCGGGAGGTTCGTGAGCGCCGTGAACTTCTGGTCCAGTTCGTTGATCTTGCTGAGCACGACACCGAAGTCAGGAGCCTCGGGCGTCTCGGTCTTGTCGCCCACTGTGGGCTCCTTTCGTTCGGTCACGGCGGACGCCGCGACAGACGTGACCCGGGCGTCATCGAACGCCGGGAGCGGTGTGAGGCTGACCTCCCCGATGGGGGCGGACGTGCCGTGGAAGACGCCGTCCTTCAGAACGAACTTGGCGTCCTTGCCCAGGCCCATCGAGAGACCGTCGTAAACGCGGTCCTCAGCCATCGAGAGGGCGCGGTCGCCCTCGGGGCCACGGGCGACCTTGAACGTGCCTGTGATGCCGTTCTCGCCCTTCTCCAAGGCCGTTGCGTAGCCGACCGGTGCGGAGAAGTCGTGACCCATGAGCAACTTCACGCGGCTCACGTCCCCGGGCCACGTGAAGTCCGTGTCCTTGCTGAACGTGAACTTGCGGCCGTTGTCACCGACGACGCCGAAAGGGACCACGAGCCCCTTGATCGTTCGCGTCTCCGCGTTCACCTCGAAGACCTCGGACGTGGTGGTCTCGAAGGTCAGGTTCTCCATGTCAGGCATCTGTGTTCACTTCCTCGGGAGCGGCGATCTGAGCCGGTGTGAGAGCGGGCTTGTCCTCGGCTGCCCGGACCTCGCCCTTGTCCGCGTACGCGCCCACCTGAAGGCCCAACTGGTAGGCCTGGAAGCGGGTGAGGTCGTCGCTCCGCAACATGTCGGAGAGGTCGAACTTCGCCTTGTACCCACGAGGCGTGACATCGCCCATCGACAGGCGTTCCTCGAACGCGACCATGTAGCCCCGCAAGGTGTCCTGAATGCGGGCCTGCTTGCGGTCGAACGCGTTGAAGTACGTTCGCGAGGTTGTCGAGACGCCCAGGTCTTCCGGGTCGATGCCCATCACGCGGGCGATCTCCAACACCGCGTGCTGACGGGCCTCGGACATCTGCAACTGCTCGGGGTTCCACCCGGCTGTCTGGTACTTCAGCGCACCGGGGACGTATCCGGTTGCTCGCGAACGGCGTGCCGCGTCCCATGCCTCCATAGCGGCGTCGAGGTCGTCCTGGACGGGGTCGACGCCGTCAGCCGGAGTGAAGTAGTCCAGCGGCTGATTCCCGTTCGCGTATCGCTCTGCGGCGGCATCGAGGATCAGGCACGTACGGATGGCACGTGCGCCCGCGACCAACAGTGGGTCATTCGGGGAATCGAAGCGGATGAGGTCCTTGTCCTCGGCGTACTCGATGCCCTGCCCTAGGTTCCCGTCCTTCGTGATGTAGACCTTGCCGTCCTTGCGGACCGTCACGGACCGGGGTTCGAGTCGCTTCACCCTCGTCGGGAAGCCGTGCCATCCGAACTCAGTGATGAGCCACCACGCGACGCCCTCGAACAGCAAGTCTTCGATCGTCCGGGCGATGGTCACCGAACGCGGAACGTTGCTTTCCGGCTGGTCCAGAAGGGCTGACGTCGAGAGCGAGTTGTCCGGCCCGAAGAGTTCGAGCGGCAGGGTTCCGAGAGTGCCCGCGATGAGGTCCCGGCCGCGCTTGACGGCGGGAACCTGCATCGCGGCACGACGGTCGATCCGGGGCGACGGTGCCACCGGATCGGCCCACGAGGTCAGGCCGTAGAACTCGGGCGGGATGTCGTTCCCGTACTGGTCAGCGGCGAATCGGACCGACAGCGGCTTCTCGGGAAAGGCGTCGCCCGGCACGCGACGAAACATGCGCTGAACGAGTCCCATGCCTCACATGATACTGAGCCAACCTCACTATGTGCTTGGCTCAGGAAGCCGAACGGAAACGCGACGGGAGCACCATCCGGGAACCCTTCGCGGCCTCTTGCACGCACCACCCAACGGCCTTGATCGCGTCCGCCCGACCCGTCGACCGGATGCGCGGCCCGTCCACCCCGGGAGAGATGCGCAACCCGATCACCTGGGCCGTGAGCACGTCCGACCCGTCATGGAAGAACGCCCTTTCTGCCAGGGTCCGGATGAAGCCGCCCACGGCCGTCCGGGTCGCCTCGCGCTGGCTCGTGGCCCTGAGCCGGTTCTGAAGCCAGATCGGGTCCTCAGCGAGCGACGCGCCCACCAGGACGGGCTTCTTCAGCCCCTTCCCCGCGACGCTCTGCACGGCGGCGGAAAGCGTCGGGTGGTCCTCCACGGAAACGACGACGGAACCGTCCGGTCGCTTCCACGCGGACGCGACACAGACCCCTTCCGCGACCCACGACTCAACCGCCACGGAATCGGGCACGGTTTGCGGTCGCTCCGCAACGAGATCGTTCCAGTCGTCCTGCGTGACGATCGCGTTCCCCGCGATCCGGGGTTCGTTCACGCGCCACTGATTGAGGTACTGGCACGCGAAGCCGATCATCGGGTCCGGGTCATCGAACTCGGGATCGTCCTCACCGGCCACGGCCTTCTCGTACTTCGCGGCAATCATCTTGCGGCGATCCTCGGACCAGTAGGGCGACGCTGCCCGCCACACCTCGGGGTCAGAGATGTCCGCGTCGACCGGCGCACCCCAGAGCAAGAGAAGGGTCTCCCCGTCGTCCTCCGCGAGTGCCGCACCGATCCGCCGACGCATGAGGGAGGTGGCCCGACGATGCGCCGTCGAAGTCAGGAGTAGTTGCGGACTCTCACGTTCGAGCATCGACGGTTCAAGGTCGTCGTCAATCGTGGACGGCTTCACGTCCCACGCCTCGTCCACGAGAGCAAGGCAGGCGTCGTAACCCGTGAGTGAGTCCTTGGACCGAGCGATCCACCGGCACTGCCCGTGCGACACCTCGGGCTCGGTCATCCCCCGCTTCGTCGCCCACCCGTCGCGCGCCTCGGCCCACGGCCATGCCTTGCGCAGAACCTCGCGCACGATCGCAAGGTCGCGGCCGGTGTGCACCACCAGTTGTTCGGGCTCGAAGAGCCGTTCACCTTGCGCGAGACGCCACAGAGCGACCGCACGGAGCCGCGTGGACTTCCCGGACCGGCGCGGGGTGGACTCCACGACCCACTTCCAGCACAACGACCCGTCTGCGCGGTGTTCGAGTTGCCGATAGATGGCGTACCGCTGCCACCACCGGAGACGGACGGGACGACCGCGCTCCTTCAGGTTCGACTCGATCCACTTGCACGCTTCAGGGCCGTACGTGCCCACCGCTTCCTCGTGAACCGGCGTCGCGGCAAGGGGCGGGGCTGCATCGTCGGGAAGCGTCAGGACATCTTCGAGCCATTCCGGAGCGACCAGAACGAACGTTGCCCAAGACAGGCGTCCGGCTGGTCCCGGCTGGTCTTCGTGTGTGTGTGCAGGACGGGGCGGCGTCTTCCTAGGTGCAGCCGCACGGGGAGAAACGGGGGACTTCGGGGTGGACTTCGATGTGGACTTCGAGGTCTGAACATCGGACTTGTTCAGGTTGGACGTGATCTTGGACTTCTCCTTCGCCGCGCGCTCGGCTTGCTTGCGTCCTCGCGCTTCGGCTGCCTCGATCCGAACGGTTGCTACATCCCCGGTGCTCGTGCTGCCAGTTGCTCCGCTGCCACGTGAGTTCTGGGTATTCCCGCCGCGACTTGATGTGCCCGATCACCCACAACTGATCCGCCGTCACCGGCTTCCCGCACTTGCCACACTTCGCCGGTAGGTCACGGGCCATGATCTCCCGCGCCGTCTGCACTGCCCGCCCGCTCCACGCCTTCATCGGTATGTGCCCTTCTCGCTTGCGCTATGGCCCCTCTGAGCGACTTTCTCCCGCCCCGGGCCTCGATGTACCTACCCACTGATTTCATCGCGTCAGGCGGCGATTATGGCGTTCCCTGGTAGGCGAGGCTGACTGCGCACAAGATGCACAGGATCACGAACATCCTTCGTTCCCAGTTCCGAAGCCTCATGATGTCCAACCCCTTCAGTGATGAGTTCGTGTGCGGCTAGAGCGGCCCTTGCCAACGAAGTCCCGACGATTCGCGATTCCTAGCGCAATCGGGTTGCTGTCGAACCGCCGATGACACCTCCGGCAACGCGGCACGTAGCGATTCAGGTCTGTGGAGTAGGGCTGACCCCACGCACCTACCAACTCGTTCGGGTCGGTCCCGTCGTAGGACCATTCGTGCGCCGGTTCTCCGCAATCGCTGCATCGTCTGGACCTCGCGACCCCAAGCCGACGACGAAGACGGCTGTGCACGGCCTCATATCCCGGCTTCTCAGACAGGTCAGTCCCCGAGGCCGTTCCATACTTTGCGCCGTTGATCTTGCGCGTCTCGATTCCTAAGCATCCGCAAGATCGGACTCTTG